GGTACAACTCCACCTCGACCGATAGTGGAGTCGCCGCCACCGTGGCCTGGACGCGACTGACGATGGTCAACGATGGCACGAACATTCACTGGTATATCGGAGGCACGCAGGTGTGTGGAGCGGGTGTGGCGGTCGCCAACATGCCCTCGACGACGCAGTATCCGGGAGTATGGTCGGCAACCGCACTCTCCAGCACCAGCGTGAGCATGGCGTACGACTACATCAATTGGCAACGGGCGGTGACTCGATGATGAATATCGGTATTTGGATTCGTGGATTGGCGGCGGCAGCGATCTCAGCCTTCGCCTCGGCAGCGAGCGGCGCGATTGCTCTGCCTGCGGTGTTCACTTTGAACAAGGCGGGCTTGCTCAATATGGTAAAGCTGGCTACGGTGCCGGCCTTGTTGGCGGTGTTTGCGTATTTGAAGAGCAGTCCGATTCCGGAGATGAGCGACAAGTAAAGAAACTACCGTCCGCTGCGCGGCCGCCCTAACTTCATAACACACTCGCAATTTCTTGTAGAAGACCTCACACACACTAAGGAGAATTTCCATGTCATTCACCTGGCAGACGGCGGGGCACGCATTCGCGTCCCTATTTAAAGATGTAGTCACGGTTTCGAAGAAGGTGGCTTCGGCACTCAGCGGGATTCAGAACGAAGAGAAGGTCATTGAATCGCTGACGGCGCTGGTCAGCCCACAAGCCGCCGCGGTCGAACAGATTGCCTTTGGCGCGCTGGGCGAGCTGATTGCGGCCGTGCAGGCCACCGAGACAGCCGCTTCCGCGAACGGCATCAACGTGAGCTTCGACGCATCGGTGATCGCCGAAGTCAGAAAGCTGATCGCCGACTTCCCCGATGTGCTCACCCAGGTCGAGGCGGTCTTCGGCAAGAGCAAGTAAATGGCGCTGCGGCTGTCGTGCCTCATCCACTGCGGGCTGCTTCTGCTCTTCACGGGCTGCGCACTGCACCTGCCGATCATCGCGCTTCCGTCTTCCGACACGGGAATGAAAGAGGACAGAGAGTTCGTCGGGGCGATTGCGGAGAAGATGCCGCTTTGGGATGCCGACGTGCTCGCCCGCTACGAGCGCGTGGAGATCGCCACCGTCAAGGCGGATATCGCCATGGCACAGCAGAGTAAAGACGAGGCCGTGTTCATGGAATATGTGCAGAAGCTGCATGCCGACTGGGACGCGCTGATCGCTCTCGATGAATTGTTACGCAAGGAGTCGCTGACATGAGCAGCAAAGACTGGATCGACCGCGCAGTGAGCAAGCCCACAACCACGGGACACGACGACACGCCGGCAAGTTATCGCGCGGGGCTCGTCGAGCTGCTGCTGAATACACAAAAAGAAAAGATGCGAAAAGAGAAAGGCTAACCCATGGCGCACACACGATTGATTACTCTGAACGGCAGCGCAGGCGCATTCACCGCCGTCTCCGCAACCCAGATGACGCGGCGGGTGGAGATTATCGAAGACGGCAGCGCGAACGGCGGCACCGGCCAGGGCCTCGCGTACCAATTCAACGATGGCTCGGCTACTCCGTTCACTACCACCTATACCATCGAGCCACAATCGGAGCCTATCGTCCTGGGAAGCCCGATCGCGCAAGGCACAGGATATTCCCTGGTCGTCGGCACACCGGCGGATAACTCCGGCGGATATTCCCTTGCCGCAACGCTGCTGATCAACTTAAAGTCAGCAAGTACTAACTCAACCGTTGTTCGGGTTACTGAATTCGACTAGGTCGAATCATGAAAAGACTTTTAGTTATCGCCATGATCCTGCTTTCGTGCCCGGGCCGTCTCCAGGCACAGAATAGCGGCCAGATCATTGCGTCACAATACGGCGAGTTCAAGGTGGAAGGCTCTTCGTCGGGCGGATTCTCCTTCCCTCCCGCGACCTGCCAGGTCAGCGCCGGAGGCAAGAACTTCGCGGCCTTTTCTGCGGGCACCCCGATCAAGATTGTCGACAGCAACCCGAGCCTGACCGAGGTGGCGACGCCCAGCTCGGTATACATCGCGGCCTGCAGCGTGAACATGGCCACCGCGTATACGCATGTGCCCCCTTACTATCTGACCTCGGGAACAGGCGGCCTGCAGGAGGCCATCACCGCCAACCAAACGAACAACGGGCCCAACACGATCGTGCTCGATGCGGAATGGTACCGGCTGATCGCGCCGGGGAATGCTGCGAGCATCATCGCTTCTGTGCATGGCATCCCCGACCTGGGACTGGAAGACATCACCACCACACCCTACACCTCGTACCAATGGAATGGGTCACAGTACACGCAGGTGTCGTCCGGGGGTGGATCGTCGGGCAACTACAACCAGGGTTCTGCGGGGTCTGTCACCGAGACGGTGACCGCCAAGCTGCAGCAGAGCCTCAGCATCAAAGACTTTGGCGCAGTGGGCGACGGCGCGCATATGGCGGCGGATACCGCCGGCCTCCAGGCTGCGGTCGCGGCGGCCACCGCCACAGGGCAAAGCGTCTACGTGCCGGCCGGCAATTACCTGCTCAACAATTCCTTCGCGCCGGCTCTCTCCGGAGCAAACAATGTGCTCATCTGGGGTGAGGGTCCGGCGAGTTCGTTCACCTGCAACACCGTCGGTGGTCAGGATTGTATTCAGTCCACCGGCGCAACAGGGTTCGGACTGCGCAATCTCGCAATTTCCTTTGGCCCTTCGGCTTCCACCCGCAGTTCCGGGTATGTGATCGACATTGAGACTTGTAATACCTGTTTGCTCGATGGCCTGGTGCTGAACAATGGCGACCTGAGCGGCGTGCGGATCGCCAGCTCGCAACACACACAGCTGCATAATCTGAAGGTCTCGAATTTTTACGCCAATGGACTGTTCCTGATCAACAACCAGGACCTGCGCGCCGACGGCATCGCCTGCCAGAACAACCAGGATGCCTGCTTTGAGAATTCGTGGTTTGACTCGGAGTACATGGCACACTCGATTCCCTGCGATAACATCACGGGCACGAACATCACTTCGCAGAACGATCTCGAAGCCCTGCTGGTCAACGGCTGCACCAACGTGGCCATCTCCAACTTCTCCGCAGAGGGTTCGGCCAAGGAGTCCGTTTTTGTCGGCCAGGATCCAACGACCACGACGACCCACTGGCCCGATCGGGTCTCGATTACGAATGGGACGATCTATGGTGCCGGCTACGGCACAAACCCGCTGAACGTGTCGACCGCCCAGGCGCTCTACATCAATGTCGGCACGGCGCCAGGCGCAGGCGTGATTTCGCACATCAACATCGCCAATGTCTCCGCCAGCCACATCGCCGGTTGGGGCCTGGCGATGGCGGAACAGCAAAACGACGATCTTCAGCTTTCGAATGTGACGTTTTACGACGTGGGCAATGCCGCTGCGCAGGGATGCCTGCAGACAGAAGGTGACCAGGTCAACCTGGCGAACGTGCAATGCACAAATGTAGGCACCTATGGCCTGTACGACACGAACACGCTGCGCCTGACGGGGACGGATCTAAACTTCACCGCAGTTTCGCAGGTGAGCGGCACGCAGTCGATTTACCTGGCAGCCGGCGCAACCGGACTGGTGAACATCACCAATGTCTCCGTGAATGATACCAATCCCACCACCTATTCGAGCTCGATCTACGACGGCAGTCCTTCCGGCAACCATGCCATCTGGAATATCTGGTCGACCGGGATTCAAACGCCCACCGGCCCGACCAGCGCCAACGGGCAGACGACCTATACGTATTCGGATATCGGCCACAGCATGGTATTCCGCAACGGCGGAATGATTCAGAGCTTCGTGCCTCCGAACTATTACTTCCTGCCGACGGCGGGCGCGACGCCCACGCAGTATGTGAATGGCGCGGTGCTCTACTACCAGTCGAAATGCTGGGCCTCGGGAGCGCAGCAGACGGAGTCGGTCGGTTGGCTGGACCAATATCCGACACTTACGACCGAAAGCTTTTCCTTTAATCACTATGGCGGTTGCGGCTTTCCCATCGTGATTGATTTAACGGCGGCGGCTTCGGTGCTGTCTCCACAGATCAGCTCCAGCGGTCCCGTGGCGGCGCAGCATTTCAGCGGGCTCACCACGTCAGCGCCCACAGCCGCGGGCGGCGCGGGGGCGGGCACTTCGCCCACTCTGTCGCTGAATGCCAACTCCAACGATGTGTCGGGATATCTGAGTGTGACGACCGGGTCATCTCCGTCTGCCGGCGCCACGGTCGCGACGCTGACGTTCGGCACGGCCTACGCCACGCTGGCCAAGTGCGTGCTGGCCCCGGCCAACGCTGCGGCGGCCGCGCTCACAGGGGCGGCCAATGTCTATGTACCGGTGGGCTCGAATACCGCGTTCAGCATCAGCTCGGGGACCACGGCGCTGGCTGCCTCCACACTCTATACCTGGGGTTACACCTGTACGCAATGAGGCTGCCGTGGATTTCCCGCTCCGCGCATGAAGCGATCGTCACCCTGTTGACCACGCAGGTGGACGGGTTAGCCCAGGAGCGGCGATTGTTGCTCGACCGGTTAGCAACGCTCGGATTGGGTGGACCATTGTTCAGCGTGCCAGCCGCGGATGACTCGCGTGAGGAAGAGGCTGCCGCGGACCCGGAAGCGGATGAGATCGAGAGATTGAAGAAATCGCGGCGCCGGCCTTCGAAACTGGCCGACGCCCTGACTCGCAAAGCGTACAGGGATTACAACCGCGTGCAGGCCGGCCCCAGCGTCCAGTGGATCGCCAGGGCGCTGGATGAAGCGGAAGCATCGGCGAAGCAGAGCAGTCCGGTTTAGCGGTGGAAGCCGGCAAACTACCCCACTCAAGCCAAAAGCGGGCTTGAATGGGGCACCGTCCACTCATTGGGCGCCGGAGAGTGGACGGTCTTTTTTCAGGAAAGAACATAGGCTTACATGGCCATTTATCCCCTTGTTACCTCAATGGAACATACACCTTCCGACCCTATGCAGGGCACGGCAGATGAGCCGCAGAACAGCGGCCCGCTCAGCCAGGAGGATCAGCAGCGGCTGATCGCGCTGGTGCGGCGCTATAAAGACCAGTGGTCCCAGGATCGCGTGGTGCTGATGCAGCGCTGCCTGCAGAACCTCGAGTTTTTCAAGGGGAATCAGTTCATCTCCTTCGGCCCGGGCGAGGCGGAGTTCTTCAATGCGCTGGATTGGATGAACCAGAGCGGCCACGAGCCGGAGGCCGACGACAAGGATCTCTACCAATATTGCAACAACTTTTACCAGATGCTGGCCACAGGGTTCGTGGCGGCCCTCGCGCCGCAGGTGCCTAACTCCAAATGGATGCCGGAAGATGCGGAGCAGCTTGCCGACGTCACGACCGCGCGGGCGGCGCAGACGCTGATCGACATTATCGAGCGGCAGAATGGCGAGCAGTCCCTCCTCAAGCAACAACTGCTGTATCTGTACACGACCGGCGCCGTCTTTCGCCATACGCGGTACGTGGTCGACGCGGAGCGGGCCGGCACCACTCGCGAGCCGGTCTTCAACGAAACCGAGACCCTGCTCGAGCCTGACCGCTATCACTGCTTCCATTGCGGGGCTACGACCCCGGCAGACACCATGATGAACGGGCGCCGCTGTGCGCAGTGCCAGAGCCCTCTCAGCGAAGACTCGTTCTTCCCCGCCGAATACGGGCCGGTTCTCCGCAAGGTGGGCGAAGAAGAAGTGCCGAACGGCATGGTGGCGCAGAATCTCTATTGCCCGCTCGAGGTGGACTGCGACCCTGCCGCCAACCACCTGCGGCAGACGCCGATTCTGAATCTCGAGGTGGAAGTGCACCTGGGCGCGCTGCGGGCTGCCTATCCGGATATGTACGAGGAGATAGCCGCCAGCCCCTCGAGCGAGCTCTCCTCCAACGGCAGCATCGATCGCATTGCCCGCCAGCAGGTCTACGCGCAAACGGGCAATTTCTCCAGTATTTTGCAGGATCAGCGGCCCACGCTGTCGCGCACATGGATTCAACCCTGGGCCTTTGACCTCGAAGACGATCAGGAGTTCGGTGAACGGATGCGAGCCGCGTTCCCTTCCGGCGTTCTGCTGGTCAACACCGGCAGCACTTTCCTTTCCGCACGCGAAGCCTCGCTCACGCGGGAGTGGACCTGGGCCGGCACGCACGAAGGGTTCGGGCTTTTTCCGCCGGCCATTGGGGATATCGTGGTGCCCTTTCAAAAGCGCTACAACGATATGGCCAACATCCTGCACGAATTCATGGATCGCTGTTCTTCGGGGGTGACGCTGGCCAATGCGGATTTGATCGACACCAAGTCGCTGCAGGGCAAGCCGATGCTGCCAGGGGTGTTGAACCTGGTCAAGCTCAAGCGTACCGGGGCTCCGGGCTCTGCCCGCATTGCCGATGCTCTCTATCAGTTTCAGTTCCAGATGCATGAGGAGGCGCTCAATTACCTCGACAAGCTGGCTTTTAATGCGCAGATGTTCGCAGGTATTCCGCCGCAGGTTTACGGCGGGGCGGGTGATCCGTCGATCGAGACCTTTGGCGGGCAGCAGCAGCAACTGAATACCGCGCTCGGCAAGTTGAACATCTACTGGGAGAATCTCAAGGAGGAACACGCCCAGGCGGACGAGCTGGCGGTGAATTGTGCCCGCGAAAACCTTACCTCGGATATGAAGCAGGTGGTCCTGGAGCGCGGCTCAGAGTTCAGGAACAATTACATACGTCTCGACGATCTGCAGGGCGGCGTGCACGCGTATGCCGATACTGACCAGGGCCTTCCGGTCACGGCCGCAGAACTGCGCCAGCGCTGGATGAACCTGATGCAGGCGGCCGCGAGCAATCCGCTGGCGCAGGCGATCTTTGATGACCCCACGAACCAGGAGCAGGCAGCCTCTGCGCTCGGTGTACCGAACATGGTGGTTCCGGGTGCGGCGATGCGTGCGAAGGTACTGCAAATCATCGACCGCTTGTTGCAGGCAGAGGCTGTTCCTGTGATTGATCCGCAGACGGGCCAGCCTACGGGGCAGGTTAAACCGTCGATCATGCCCGATGCGCAGATCGACGACTTCACTGTGCTGAAGCAGGTCGTGCGGCAGTATTGCCAGGAGAATTCGGACATCCCTGACAACAATCCTGCAGGCTGGCAGAATCTGCTGGCCTACTTTACGGCGGCGGTGTCGCTCGAACGACAGCAGATGGCGGAGGCGAGCTCACCGCGAGCTCCACAGATTCCGTCGGAGGAGATCGACGACGTGGTCAACACGATGGGCGGGCTGATGCACCTGCCTCCCCAAACGACCGCGGGAAATATTCAGGGCCAGGTGCAGGCAGCCAACGCACTGATTAAGCTCGCGGATAAGTTACAGGGTTAAGAGTTACGCGGCGCGGGCCGGCGAACTGCCCCACTCAAGCCAAAACAAGGCTTGAATGGGGCACCCACTTCGTGGACCTCCCGTCGCTGTGTGGCGGCGACGCAGTCGACGGTGCCCCATTCAAGCCCCGTTTTTCGGCTTGAGTGGGTAGTTCGCCAACTTTGTTACAGATTCCCGGTTAGGAAGAAGAACTATGACTGAAGCTACGATTGCACCTCCCGCTCCGGCGGCCGCTCCTACTCCCACCCCGGCGCCAGCGCCCCCTCCCATACCTTCGTTTGGAGGCGGGGCGTCTATACCGGCGACCAGCGTCGACCCCGGCAAGTTTCCCATCCGCGAGGATTACGCTGCTGCGCTGCTCACCGAAAAGCTGGGGGCGCTGCAGAACCCCCCTGCAGAACTTGCCACCGTGACGGACGCCGAACCGGAATCCATCCCCACACCTGTGGAAGAAACCTCGGCAGAACCCGTAGCCGAAGCACCCGCGGAAGCAGAAGCCGCACCCGAGGAAGAAGACTTCCAGCTCGAGCCGGAGACCGTCGTCACCCCTGAAGTGCTCAGCCAGATGATCACCGACAATCCCGACTTCGGGAAGCTCCTCGAAGCCGACACCAAACTCAAAGGCCAACTTTACAAAACTGCCCGTGAAGCCGCCGAGCTCAAGCCCTACCGCGAAATCTTTCCTGACCTCGACTCGGCGCGCGCGGCCCTGGATCACTCCGCCACCTGGCTTGACGTGCGCGAGACCTTTCTCGGCTCGACCACGCGCGAGGGCACCATGGCCTCGCTCAGCAAGATTGCCGAGCTTTCTTACGAACGCGATGCCGATGGCCAGATCGTGATGCAGAACGGCAAGCCGGTCATCGGTCAGGACTTTTTCGGATTTATCGACAACGTGGTAGCGCTCGATTGCGAATACCGCGCCCAGGATCTATCCGCACGCCTCAAAGCGAATAGCTATCGCTCTGAGGAGGAACGCGCGCGCGACCAGCGCGTGTATGACGCATTGCAGGCCCTCAGGGAAGAATCCGCGGCCACTTCCCCCGCGTTAGAGGCGCAGCCGGAAGCACTCCGGCGCAAGGCAGATGAGCTCGACCAAAGGGAACGCGCACTGAATCTCCGCCGGCACAGCGAGCAGGTGGAGGAGAGACGTTCGTTCGAGAAAGGACTGCAGACCGAAGCCCAGGCACGTATCCACGATGGTATCGAGAGGATCCTCGCCAACGTGGAGAAGCAGGGCGGGGTCGTCAGCCCGTATCTCAGGAACATTCTCCCCAAAGCGATCAGCGTCAAGCTGATTCGCAAGATTCAGGCGAACCCGGCCCTGCAGGATCAGATGCATTCCCTCCAGCGGCTGCCCATCGGCGATGCTTCACGCCAGCGCCGTCTCGCGGCCATTGACCGGGCCGTGCAGCAGTATCTCCCCGAGGTAGCGCGGGAAGAGCTACGCGAGGCCGGCGTGCAGATCGCCAATGCCTCCGCAGCGCGACGCGCCAAGGTAGACGCCCAGATAGACAGCACGCGGAAAACGGAGCCCAGGGGATCCACCGGACCCGCCGGCAGTGGGGGCGCTGCACTGAACTCCAGTGCAGCCTTCGACCAGGCGCAGACGGAATGGCAACGAGCCAACCCGGGCAAGCCGTTCGACAAGCTCGCGCGCGAGCAGATTCTGCCGCGTGTTCTGCAGCTGATGACATCCCGGTGAGCCCATCAGGTTTTCGTCACAGATAAAGGAATCTTATGCCTAACGTAATCGGCACTGCATCCACCACACAGCAGCTGCAGCTTGAGGCCCTGAACGAGGTCATCAAGCTGCTCATCGAAAAAGAAGCCAAGCTCGACTCACGCATCTCCGAGCGCGGCTCCATCACTCCGGTCTCGTTGCGCAGTTTCCGTCTGCGCTTCCAGACCGCATTTCCCGGCAACGTCTCCCTCTTCAACCTGGATGGCGGCATTCTGCCGGCAGGTAACTTCAGCGCCTGGGACCAGGGCACGCTGACTCCCCTGGCCACGGTCATCCCGGTCGAATACTCGCGGCTGGTGGACATCATTGGCGAAGGCGGACCCAAGGTCGTCTCCGAAAGCCCGGTCACCAAGACGCTGGCCGACGTGGCTGTCCAGATGGCCAAGAACCGCGATCAGTTTCTGCAGCAGGCCGGGGATGGAAAGATCGCCCAGGTCGATACGAGTTATACCGGCGGCGGCGCCAACCCCATCGTGCTGGCCTCCTCTCCCTGGGGCGCGCGGCTGATCTCGCAGGGGCAGCAGTTGCAGGTGATGTCAAACACGTACACGCTGCGCGGCACCTGTTACGTCACCAACGTCAACAACAAGCTGGGCTCGGTGCAATCCATCACTGTTGATACGGTCCCTGCGGGAACCACCGCGGGCGACTTCATCATGGTTGCGGGTGTGGCTGCCACCACGCCGGTGTTCCTCTACGGCATCCCCTATTTCCATAACACCTCCACCACAGGTACGTATCTGGGTATCAACCGCACCCAGAACTATGTGGTGGCGAACGGCGTGGCGGCCGGCGGTGCTCCGCTGTCTCTGCCCATGCTGCGCGCGGCGTTGAGCCGGGTGGAGCAGAGCCTGGGCACCGACGCGCTCAAGACGCAGGTCTGGCATGCGCATCCGGCGCAGATCCAGGCTTACGAGGAGATGGGCTTCGCCAAGCAGGAGATCCTGATGACCAACGGCAAAATGCCGGGGTTTGATGGTCTCACCGCGAACGTGGGCCAGTTCACCATTGCCGGCCGTGAGGTGGTGCGCAACATCCATGCAGATAACTCGCGCATCGACTTCATGGAATTCGGTTCCTGGCTCAAGGTGGTGTGGGGCAAGGCGCCGTTCTGGTTCAAGAACCGCAGCGGACAGTGGGTGTTCCAAATCTACGATCCGGCTTCGGGTAACCCGACCGCGAACGAGGGATGCTACTACGTGGATGCGCGGCAGTACGCCGTGGATAATCCGCAGGCGATTTCCTCGGTCACCGGTCTAAAGGTGCCTATCTACAACTAACCCTCTACGGGGCTGAGATAACCGTCTTAGCCCCGTACTTTTGAAGGGTACGGGCTTTAGCCCGTACACACGCCGGACCCAACGATGGGCTTTAGCCCCTGAGGGCACAAGACCTTTCCCTCAGCGGATAAAGCCGCAACCATGCAATTCACTTATGTACGGACTGAAGACCGTACCCTTCCACTCTGTCACCGTTACGGAGCACATAAAGATGTCTTATCACTGTCCTTGCCCTGGAGGCCCGGTGCACTTACCTGATGGCAACTTCAAAATGGAAGCGGTTGTGGTGTGTGACCGCTACTCTGATTTTCTGCGCTGCACGTTGCCGGCCAACAAACATCTGTTCGATCGCATCGTGGTCGTCACCTCGGCCGAGGATCGCGCCACCCAGCGCATCTGTGAATTTCATCACGTCGAGTGCGTCCGGACCGACGCCCTCAATTCGCGCTGGAATCAGTTCTGCAAGGGTGCCGGCATCAACGAGGGCCTGCACCGGCTCGACAAAAACGCCTGGGTTGTTCACCTCGATGCCGATATTTGGCTGCCTCCACAGACACGACTGCTGTTGCAGAATGCACATCTGGATCCGACGATGATCTACGGCATCGACCGTTTCTCGGTCAAAGGGTATGCAGCGTGGGATCAATTTCTGGAATCGCCTTCGCTCCAGCACGAATGCGATGCGTATGTTCATCTGAACGCCTTCCCGCTGGGCACGCGTGTGACCAGCAAAGATGGCGGAGGCTATATCCCCATCGGCTTTTTCCAGATGTGGTGCCCGTCCGTCTCGGGCATCTGCGAATACCCGGTGGCCCATAGCGACGCGGGTCGAGGCGATATGGCGTTTGCCAAGAAGTGGCCGCGGCCAAAACGGGGCTTTATTCCCGAGGTCGTCGGCTATCACCTGGAAAGCACCGACGCCTCGATGTCAGCGAACTGGTACGGCAGAAAGACTGCTCCCTTCACTTACACCGGCGGGCAATCGTGAACCATATTGTGCCCTGCGCTACGCAGCGCTTTCTTACCCGCTACGGAGGCAGGAATCCTTTTGGCAAACCGCAATGGCGGCTGCTGGTGGGGAGCGATCGCCTGGTCAAGGAGTCCGGCGTGTATCGGGATTGGGCCACGGGCCTCTCTACGGCGGAGAAGGGCGGCCTCAACTTCCAGCCCAACCCTGAAGCACCGGGCTGCAATTTCAGCCGTCACGACAACCGGCCGCTGCGCGTGGTGACGGAG